TCACCGAGGAACGCCTGCACGTCTGCCGCTGTGATTGGGTCAGCCATGGTTATTTCGCCTTCTTGGTTGCTTCTGCGAGTGCGGCTTCGGCCTCTTCAGCGCGCTTCGTCACTGCCGCCAGCTGCTCTTCGAACGTGGCTTTGTCAGCTGCAGCCTGGTCAGTGAGCTTAGCCACCTGCTCAAGCGATTCATCACGCTCATTCGTCACTGCCGCCAGCTGCTCGAGCAAATCGCTTGGCTGTGAAGCTGCCGGTACGGACTCGCCGAAGAGCTTTTCACCCTTCTTCTTGTCGGTCTCTTTCGCTTTACCGGTCGCTTTCCAGCGCGCTGCTGTTGCATCGTCCACTTCAACAACTGCACCAACCTCCAGTTTGCGGAGGTTGGCACCAGCGAACACGTTACCTGATGTGATTTCTACCAGTGCCATTCCGTTTCTCCTTAGCTGCTCGCGAAGAGCACACCATGTTTGAGGTTGATATCCTGCTTAACCATCAGGCCCATAGCGCCCCAGGTACGCCAGATGTAGTCGCTGTTATAGAACTGACGAGGATCAGCAACAGTACCTACGGCCTGGCCGGTGATCGGAGCGATAACGCCTGCAGTCAGCGGTACCACCAGAATCTGGTTTCCGGTGAGCTCTGCATCTTCTTTCACGGCAGCAATGCCAGACAGTTTCAGGATTTCCTGCAGGATGGTGCCAGACTGGTAATTGTCGCTGTAATAGCGCTCCCAGTTGGACATGATCTCGCTGGAAACATACCAGGTCTGTGGTGCGTACTGGTTGTTACCGATTTTCAGCGTATCGCGCAGTGCGATCGCACCATTTCGGTTCTGTTCTGCGGTTGTAGTGCGGCTGGAGAAGTCAATATTCAGACCAGATGCGCCTAAATCAACCTGACCGACGCGCTCATCGTTCTTCAGGCCTTTCCAGGTTTTGCCGTCGAAAGTAACGAAGTTGCCTTCTGAGTCGCGGAATCCATTGAACATGTAGTCCACGATTTTACGGCGCACATCATCAACAGATCCGCGCTGAGCGTCAGACAGGGAGGCCAGTGCAGAACCTTTGTTAAAGATCGGGTCACGCCAGTGGAATTTGAAACCTGAATCGTGCACTGGCACCATCGTGCCGTCGAAGCTGTATGCACGAGCATCCAGCGCAGCACCAATCTGGCCAGACATGGAGGTGTGCGCCCAGCCACGACCGCCAGTACGTGCATATTCATACACAGACTCTTCCAGTCGTACAGAGCGAGACAGCGGCATCAAGTCATTAAACAGGGTGAACTCAGTGTTCGGTTCGAACTGCGCCAACACAGTCTGATCATAAGCGCGGTACATGCGGCGGATGTCGTCGACCGCGTTGACTGCGTCCAGGTGACCATTATCACCAAAACGAGCTCGGGCAATGAAGTCAGCCACGGCCTGGGCGCTCATGTTGCGCGCCATCTCCAGTTCACGGAACTGTGCCTGGTTCACTTCGAGGTTACCGGTGCGTTCACCGATAGAGCGAGAAAATACAAGCATTCAGGTGCTCCTTACTTGATAACGACGCGCAGCAGATCGCCTGCAGCAACGGTGTACGCCGTGTCTTCTTCGACATATGCGCGGATGGACTCGCCTGTGGCATGGGCTTTAACCTGGCCGTTTGCGATGGATAATGGCTGCCCTTTTTTGTAAGTGCCTGCCGCAGCGCGCACGTTAAGGAACATGCCCGGCATCGGATGGATGCCAACCACCAACTCATTCACAGGGATTGAGTCATCAACCGTCTGGCAGCGCAGATAGTCAAAGTCAGCAACATAGAGAATCGCCTCTTCGTTGCCATCAACCGAGGCCGTGAACTTGGCGGCGGAGAAGAAGCCAACAGTACCTGGCTTAGTGGCGGCCGCCGCGGCACCTTCACGGTTAAGCAGCGGATTAGGGAATACGCCACCGGCGTGAATTACGTGTTTTCCGTCTTTAGCCATTTTTTACTCCGGCATTTCGCTGACTGATTGGGTGTTGGTAGCCTGGCGGAATGCACCGTTCAGGCCGAAAGATGTCTGGCACTTGGCGTACATGGCGTCGAGCGCCTTACCATCCAGATCAGCGACTTCTTCATCGCTCATGTTCATCGCCAGCTTCACAGCCGCGCGCTTTTCGCCTTTCTCTTTGTCGGCGTTCGCGTTCAGGCTGTTGAAAACGACGTCCACGCGATCGGCGAGTGTTTTCGCCCACGCTGGCATCTCTTCGTTATTGGTGGCCTGCTCTTTTTTCTTTGGCTTGCCGGTTTCAGGGTCGATTTCTTCATCGCTTTTTTTCTTGGCGGCGACTTCTTCGGCCTTCATCTGGTTGTATGCGTCCATCAGCTCGTCGTCGGACTTGCCTTCAGTCGGCTTACCAGCGGCTTGCAGCGCATTGATAATCAGTTCTTTCATCGGATCGTTCTCTCCGTTGGTTTTAATCTCGTACTCAGTTGGTTTGCGCACGACTTCTACAGGTTCGCCGACGAACACGGCCTTGCCGTCATCATCGATGAGGTACTTTTGTTTCAGGTATTTGGTGTCATCACGGTAGATGAAGCTGTCCGGCCACACCGTTTCAGGCCAAAGCCACTTATCTTCAGTGTCACCCTCGCGCAGCTTGTCGCTGATAGCGCGGGAGATGTCGTCGAACGAGAAGTTGGAGGCGTTGGTGAAGAAGAATTTGGTTTTGTTGATCAGGCCATCGCGAGTACAGTCGATACCATCAGCCAGGCGGGCAACTTCGATCTGCTGCTCATCACCTTCTGAGTTAACGAAGATGCCAACCCCCTCTTCCGGCGTACCGGCGCCTGGCTCATCAAGCAGCACAGCCACATGGTCAAACATCATGTTTGTGGCGATCTCGTTGTACTTCTTGCCCTTCGATTCGCCGTTGGCGGCGATACCGGAATAGAGCAGTCCTGTGGAGATGTGAATCGGGTCGGAGTTGGTGCCAGCCAGCATCTCATCCAGGCGGTTAATCAGGCGCTTGCCCTTATCGCTGGATTCGGCGTACTGGCGGTTAACGTACATGTCGCCCGTCACCTTGCCGTCTTTGTGGCTGACGTTCTGTAGCCAAGCCCCGACGTGGTACTCGTTCACCGCCCGGACATCACGCGCCGACACATGTTTGCCGTCCACTTTAGGGTGGCCCAGCGGCATCGGATTATGCTCGAGCGTGTTGTAGGCCTTTTCGATTTCTGCTGCCGGGTACAACTTCCGGTTCATCACAATATCGTCCACGACAGGCGTGATGCCGCGAACCACGATATGTGGCTTGCCGTCGATGGTTTCAGTGGTGATGTTTGAAGCGGAGTTGACGACGGTCAGCACGTTAACGCGGTTGCGTTTCATGCTGGGTCCTCATTGGTGGATTTCAGGCAATAAAAAAGGCCGCCTGGGCGACCTTATAAATTTATCTATCTTTTAAATCTTAGTCTTCGCCGCAGTTACCAGCCCATTAAACTCTGCACAAGCATCTGTGAGGTTATTGAAGTAACGAGTGTAAAATGGCTCTTCTCCACGATAGAAATACACAGAAACATCGAACATATTTTCATCACTTGTATCAATGGACAATTCAACCCGAAACTGAGCTCCGCCCTCAAGCCAGTAAAAGCTTTTCATTGTTGCCTTGATAATGTCTTCCATAGTCCCCTCCGTTTTGTTTTGAAATGCGAATGGAACTATAAATCACTGCTTAGGCTGCACTCCAACTTATTCGTTCTTTCTTCAACTTTTCCGCCAGACCTTCATTGAAAATACTGCCGTCGTCGTTGAGCAGCACCGGAATCTGACTGCAATAGCAGTTGTACCGGTTGCCGTTCTCGGCGTAGAAGTCCCGCACCTCTTCGGTGGCATAAACCTTGCCGTGACGGCTGGCGTGCCAGCTGCGCGTTGTCGGCTTGAGCGCTGACAGCCACAGAAGGCCGGTATTCAGCCCAAGTCTATCGGCAGCCCAGTCCGTTTCGTTCCATTGCGCCTGCCGCAGCGCGCCGGCCCGCTCGGGCTGAGCGATGGT